CGTTGTTTGTCATTGATAGTTTAGGAATGATGATGACCCCAACCGATGTTGACCAGTTCAATCGTGGCGATATGAAAGGCGATATGGGTCGTAAACCAAAAGCCTTAGCGGCACTAGTAAGAAATAGTGTCAATATGTTCGGACAATATAATATAGGTATGGTAGCAACTAATCATACATACGCATCACAAGATATGTTCGACCCAGATGATAAAATATCAGGTGGTCAAGGATTTATCTATGCTAGTTCAATTGTGGTAGCAATGAAGAAACTTAAGTTAAAAGTAGATGCTGATGGAAATAAAACGTCTCAAGTACACGGTATCAGAGCGGCGTGTAAAGTAATGAAAACTCGTTATGCTAAACCATTCGAAGGAGTTCAAGTAGAGATTCCTTATGAAACAGGAATGAATCCATATAGTGGATTGGTTGAGTTTTTTGAGGCAAAAGGGTTACTAGTAAAACAAGGTAACCGATTGAAATATAACACAAAATCAGGCGAAGAGATGATTGAATTTCGTAAGAATTGGACATCAGAAAAACTTGATATTATTATGAATGATTGGGAAGATGAGAATCTTGATGCTGAAAAGCACGAGTTAGAACAAAAAAAATCTGATGAATTATCTGAAGAAGTTTAACGTTGAAATATATAAATACAGTACTCTTGCAAGGTAGACAAGAGTACTACTATTAATACAACACTACAGAGAGAGGAGTGGAATGGAATCAGATTTACTTTACGAACTATGGGAAACCCTAATATCTTATATTCCTGTGAAAGATAGATTGGAGGCCGGGGAAGTTTTTATTAAGATGTTAGATGACTTAGGAATGAGTTCTGATGATATTGAGATATTAATTGATGGTGATAATACACTACAGGCCGCAGTAGACCTGTACTTTGAAGATGAAAATGATAATGACGATGAAGACTGGAACTAATGAATTGGTATAGCAAAATAGTAAAAGATTGGAGTGAAATTCCAAATTGTATTCAATTTTTTGAAAATGAAATAACGGAAGCAAGAAAAGAAGTAAAGATAAAAGGAAATATTGAAAAGAACTCTACTAGACTTCCTGCGTATGTTGAGTTGCGTTTCGGTCAATTACAAGAAATAGAAGCAATACTAGAACATCTAAATATTCAGTTACGCAAAAAGAGAAGTGAATACTTGAGAAAGTATTTAGAAAACTATAACAAAGTTTTAAGTAGCAGAGATGCTGAAAAGTATGCAGATGGCGAAGATGAAATTGTTGCAGTTGGTGAATTGATAAATCAAGTTGCACTTATTAGAAATCAATATCTAGGTATAACAAAAGGATTTGAAATAAAACATTTCCAACTGTCAAACATTATTAAGTTAAGAGTAGCAGGCATGGAAGATTCAGAAATTAACACATATTAGATAGAGGATATAATGGCTAGTATTCAAATAGTTAAACGAAACGGAGAAAAAGAAGATTTAGACTTAGAAAAAATGCACAAAGTTGTATTTCAGGCATGTAATAGTATTAATAATGTGTCTGCTAGTGAAGTTGAATTAAAATCGCATATTCAATTCTATAATGGAATGACAAGCAGTGAAATCCAAGAAACACTAATCAAAGCGGCAGCAGAATTAATATCAGAAGAATTACCAAACTATCAATGGGTTGCTGGAAACCTAATCAATTATCACATTAGAAAAGAAGTATACAATAATTTTGATCCATGCCATATCTTAGAGTTAGTTAATCAAAATGTTAAATCTGGATTCTATGATAAAGCATTAATAGAAGATTACTCAGTAGAAGAATGGGAAAAGATTAATACTTTCATTAAACACGAAAGAGATTTTGACATTACATACGTTGGAATGGAACAATTTCGTGGAAAATATTTAGTTCAGAATAGAGTTACAAAACGAATTTATGAAACACCACAGATAGCATATGTTCTAATTGCGGCAACATTGTTCAGTGATTATCCAGAAGAAGAAAGATTAAAATGGATTAAAGATTATTATGATGCTATTAGCACATTTGATATCTCATTGCCGACTCCTGTTATGGCAGGTGTTCGTACTCCACAACGACAATTCAGTAGTTGTGTATTAATTGAAACAGATGATTCGTTAGATTCAATCAATGCTACAACTAGTTCTATAGTCAAATATGTCTCTCAGAAAGCAGGAATTGGGATTGGTGCGGGTAATATACGTGCTATAAACTCCCCAATTCGTAATGGTGATGCTAGTCATACAGGAGTAGTTCCATTTTATAAAATGTTTCAAGCAGGAGTAAAATCTTGCTCTCAAGGTGGAGTAAGAGGCGGAGCCGCAACATTATATTATCCAGTTTGGCACTATGAAGTAGAAGACTTACTTGTATTGAAGAATAATAAGGGCACAACAGATAATCGTGTTCGTCACATGGACTATGGTGTTCAGTTCAATAAACTGATGTATGAACGTCTAATGTCAGGTGGCAATATTACATTGTTCTCACCACAAGATGTCCCAGGACTGTACGAAGCATTCTTTAATGACCAAGATAAGTTCCGTGAACTATATGAGATGGCAGAACGTAAAACATCTATTCGTAAGAAAACAGTTTCAGCAATTGACTTATTTTCGTCATTTATGACTGAACGTAAGAATACAGGTCGTATCTATCTTCAAAATGTTGACCATGCTAATGACCATAGTTCTTTCGATTCAGACATGGCGCCAATCAAACAATCAAATCTATGTTGTGAAATTACTCTCCCAACAAAGCCACTAACAAGTGTAATGGATGAAGAGGGCGAAATTGCTCTCTGTACACTCAGTGCTATCAATTGGGGAAATATTAGAAGTCCAGAAGAATTTGAGAAGCCTTGCGAGTTAGCAGTGCGAGGACTTGATGCGTTACTAAGTTATCAGAACTATCCAATCATTGCTGCCGAGTTAGCAACAGTTAACAGGAGACCTTTGGGTGTAGGCATTATTAATTTTGCGTATTGGTTAGCAAAAAATGATATGACTTATACTGATACTAACTTAGAGTTAGTTGATGAGTGGGCAGAAGCATGGTCTTATTATCTTATTAAAGCATCAAATCAATTAGCACAAGAACGAGGACCTTGTCCTAAGACAGATGAAACAAAGTATGGACATGGTGTTGTGCCAATTGATACTCGTAAGAAAGAGATTGATGAACTAGTTCCTCATAAAGAGAGAATGGATTGGACATCTCTTAGAGAAGACCTTAAAGAATTTGGAATAAGAAACTCTACATTAATGGCTCTTATGCCAGCAGAAACTTCTGCACAGATTTCTAATTCAACAAATGGAATAGAACCACCACGTAGTCTTGTTAGTGTTAAACAATCAAAGCACGGAGTATTGAAACAAGTTGTACCTGGTATTCACAAGTTAAAGAACAAGTATGAACTTCTATGGGATCAAGAATCTCCAGAAGGATATCTAAAGATTATGGCAGTATTACAGAAGTATATCGACCAAGGTATATCAGTCAACACAAGTTATAATCCTGTTTACTTTGAAGATGAAAAGATACCAATGTCTGTAATGTTACAACATCTTATTATGTTTTACAAGTATGGTGGTAAACAATTATACTATTTCAATACATTCGATGGTCAAGGTGAAATAAATCTTGATGGTGATATGATGGATAAAAATGAAGAACTAGAGACGGGCTCTCTAATCGATGATGAGGATTGTGATAGTTGCACAATATAGAGAATAAAGCATGACCATTTTTAACGCAAAAAACAAACAAGACCATACAACAGCAAAAGCATTTTTGGACCCATCTGGCGGTGTAGCAATTCAACGTTTTGATACATTAAAGTATAAACAGTTTGATAAACTTGTTGAGAAGCAATTAGGTTTCTTTTGGAGACCAGAAGAAGTAGATATTCATAAAGATGCTAATGATTTTAAACTTCTTACAGAGCATGAACGCCACGTTTTCACAAGTAATCTTAAAAGACAAATCTTGTTAGACAGTGTACAAGGTCGTGCGCCTAGTGAAGCATTTGGACCACTTATTAGTATTCCAGAACTAGAAGCATGGACTACGACTTGGACATTCAGCGAAACAATTCACAGTCGCAGTTATACACATATTATTCGTAATGTGTATGCTAATCCTAGTGAAATCTTTGATGATATTATGGATATTAAAGAGATTGTAGATTGTGCTGATGATATCAGTAAAAACTATGATGAACTTATTGACCTTACATTAAAGTATCAACTACTTGGTAAAGGCAACCACACAGTTAATGGTAAAAAAGTTGAAGTTGATTTGTATGAAATTAAAAAAGCACTCTATAAGACTCTTATGAGTGTAAATATTTTAGAAGGCGTTCGTTTCTATGTATCGTTTGCTTGTAGTTGGGCGTTT